GCCGCAAGGCACCACCTCGACCATTGTTGTGCAGTATACAAATGATGGCAATGCAGGAACTCTCACGACGAGCGGATATACGATAGTGACGGGGGATGACCTGACTACGGACGATGGCGACGACTTCATGCTCTATTCGACGGTTGTAAATAGCCTCAAGCACCTGCATGTGGTGGCTCTCCAATGAGTTTATTCCCTATTGTGGCACCTGTCACCAGCGCCTTCTTGCCGACTGACATTACCGGTCTCCAAGCATGGTACAAGGCCGACGCCGGCATCACGAAGGACGGTGGCGATCAGGTGTCGGCCTGGGTCGATCAATCCGGCAATAGTCTCGACCTGGCGCAAGGTACAGCCGCAGATCAGCCGACATGGATCGACTCCAGAACGAACGGGCTGCCGGCGGTGCACTTTGACGGCACTGAGCATATCGATGGGGCGACGTTCGCGTCGGCCATCACGCAGCCGGCGCACACCTTCGCGCTGGTCAAGAAGCACAGCAACACGACCGGCGATCGGCTTATTGTCACCGTTCCCGACGGCACGACCGGCCCGATCTATCGAGACGCGGGTAGCGGCAATATTTCGGCTTCAAACCACATCGCTGACGGCGCTGTCGTCAATGCCGGAACGTCGCTTTATAGATTGGTGTCGATTGTGTGGAATGGCACGTCTACCACGAATCAGCTTAATGTTGACACTCCTGCGACTTCTGCCACCAATATTTCTGGGAATCTTGTGGAAGTATCACTCGGGGGGTATTCAAACGGCCACCTGGCCGGAAGGGGCAATGAGTCAGACGTAGACATTGCCGAGTATCTTGTCTACGACGACGAAATTACTAGCACGGACCTCACCAACCTTCAAGACTATTTCAAGGACCGCTACGCCCTCTGGGCGTAGTCCTGACGAATGGAGAACAACATGGATATTCTAATAACAAACGATGGCGCGGAAGTATCTCGCTGGGGTCCTGGGGTTGGTCGAATCCCGATCCCTGATACAATAGGTGATGTAGTATTTGTCAAGGGCGCATCCAGGCCGATAGCAATCGGGAGCGATCACACTCTCGTGACAGCGGTAGAGGAGGACGCCGTCACAACGGCAGACGAGAGATTGGGCCCAGAGGTCGTCGTCATCGACGCCCAGGAAAAGACAGTAACCTTGAGGCGCGCGGCCATCAGCAAGACCACTGCCGACGTGGATGCGGAGCGCGAGGACTTATACGATGCGGCCGTTGGGGAATATGTGCGGCGCTCGCTGGTAGCGGCAGAGACCGTCTCGGCAGGCGCTGGCAAGGTGCGTGGCGGTTCCGCCAGCGAGAGATTGACGGCGCTTAGCGTCAAAGCAGCGGCGAGAGGGCAAGCTGATATGCTCGTCGCCCTGGCTAATGTCCATGACAAGCTGGAAATTCTCCAGGCTGAGATCGAGGCTGCGGGGTTATCCTCTGCCTTGGCGGCCTTTGATGTTTCTGAAGATAAACACTGGACCTGATTGGAGGACAGAATGGCGCGTAACGGCTTCTTTGATACCAATGACCAGTTCGGGTCTCGGCATTTGTTGCGCCGTATGCCGGATTATGTAGATGCGCGAGTGCTTGGAATTGACACCAACGAATCCATCACTCCACCTTCGGACGCGAAGTACGTCATCTTTTCGTCCGAGGCCGCCTTTTGGGTTCGGAAGGATGCGGCGGCGACTGTGCCTTCGGGCGACGTGACTAATGGTACAGCGTCTGAACTCAACCCGGCGGGTTACGACATTGAGGGGGTGACCACGATCCAGATCATTTCCGAGACGGCGCAAAACGTCAGCCTCGCCTATTATAATACCTCGCCGTAATGCCTAAGCCCCTCATCCGCCGGGCGCGTGAGGTTCTCAAGCGCCAAGAGCCATGGCTCCAACATTGGGACGACTTGGCACGGGTCATGTTGCCTCGAATGCGAGGTTTTTCCGAGAATATCCAAGCCGGCGATAGTCGGGTTGACGAGATATACGATGGTACGCCTATGCGCGACGCTCGTGGCTTGGCACACGCCATTGGCATGACTCGCCCCGATGGTCCCAAGTGGTTTTTTATCCGTGCTGAGGATGAAGGNATCGAGCAANGCGNTNATGACGCCCGGGCGTGGCTTGAGGATAGTGAGAACCGCCTACTCAATGCTATGTACGAGCCCAGGGCTCAATTCCGACAAGCCATGGCTGAGGTAGATTTGATGTTGTCGGTGTTTGGCACCGGCCCATTTTTTGTTGGTGAGAATTGGAATAACGATGGCTTCCTTTATCACGCCATCCCCTTGAAGGAAGCCGCGATTGATTGGAGTTCGGCAGGACTTCCCATCGGGGTCTACCGGTTCCGGCGCATGACTGCAAGGCAAGCAGAGAATCATTTTAACTTGTTGGGAGGTGAACTTGGCGAGAAGGCGAAAAAGGCCATAAGTGATAAAAGATACGAGGAACAGTTCACTTACATCCACGCGGTGTTGCCCAGAGGAGATCGTTCAGCTGGCCCCTACAAGGTATTTTCTCGTGAGATGCCTTTTGCTGGCATGTGGGTTGAGGAGGAATCTGAACACATCGTTTTGGAAGAGGGCTTTCACGAGATGCCCTACATGATACCTCGCATGGACACGGTTCCTGGCGAAGGTTATGGGCGCTCACCAGGCATGATCGCTCTTCCAGACGCGAATACCTTGCAGGCTATGGGGGAGACGATCCTGGTGGCTGGCCAACGCGCCGCCGATCCACCCATCATGGCACCCAATGATGGCTCGTTTAGTGAGGCCAATACGTTCCCTGGTGGCATCACTTATTACGATGTGAACGCGGCCCAGGCCGTGAGAGGGAACCCATTGTTTACCATGCCGACCGGCGCCAATTTGCCGATCACGCGCGACATGCAGCGTGATGTACGTGAGCAGGTGGGCATGGCCTTCTTCCGTGATCGATTTAATCTGCCGGTGGGTGGCCCTGAGATGACGGCCACCGAGATTATCGAACGGCGAGAGGAGTTCCTACGTGAGGCTGGTCCCTTATTTTCGCGATTGGAAGCTGAATACATCGCGCCATTGGTCGAGCGGTCCTTCGCCATCATGTTGCGCGCTGGGGGATTTGCTGAGATTCCCCCATCCTTGCAAGGTCGGAACGTAAATTTTGAGTATGAAAGCCCACTCAAGTTGATCCGTGAGAAGATGGACGCTCAAATTGCCACTTTGTTCAAGATGGAAGTTGCAGAGACGGCACAAATCAATCCAGATGCTATTGATCTATTCGACATTGACGCTTATTTGCGCTTCCAGGCTCGCGCCAATCGCGTTCCCACGACACTCGTACGTCGGGCTGAAGATGTTGACGCTCTGCGCCAAGCTCGCGCCAAGGCGCAACAAGAGGCGTCACAGCTTGCGGCAGCACAACAAATGGCCGAGGCAGCGGACAAGGGAGCTTCAGCTATTGGCAAGTTGGGTGCCGTGGGTTGAGCCGACTAGGAATTGCTGCCCGTGTCTTGTTCGGGCGTAGACTACCCCGCCCCGATCCAGAAGCTTTATTGGCCGAAATCGGGCGTGCCACCGTTTCTTATATGGAGATGGACCGCTTTCGCGATTTCCGCGCGTTGTTTTTGGATGACGAACGGGGCCGCCGGGTGTTGAGCCAAATCATGGATTGGGGCCATGTTTGGCATACATCTAAGAGGCCAACTCCTGGAGATACAGAGTTCGCTGAAGGCGAGCGGAGCATCTGCTTGAGGATATTGGCGGCGATGCATTTTGAGCCTACCGAGCGCCAGACTCGCGCTCACAGCGTGAAACCAGTGGATATGAGGTAGAAATGGCCGAGGAAAATACGGCGATTGATAATGGTGAGAGCGAAAACGCGACACCATCAGAGATCGATGAAAGCCAAGTAAGCCTGGATGGTGATGCCAAAGATAAGAAGAGCAATGGCAAGGATGCCGGCGCACCCAATTGGCGCGATGCCGTGGTCGAGCCCGATATGCGTAAGATCGCCGAGAGATTCAATACCGTTGGCGATGCCATGAAGGCCATTTCCGATTTCCGTAAGCGTGAGAGTACAAGCATCCGTGTTCCTGGCGACGACGCGAGTGATGATGATAAAGCCAAGTTTCACAAGGCCATGGGCGTTCCCGAGAGTGCTGAAGGTTATGAATTTGTCATGCCTGAGAATCATGAGGCCACCGATGGCGATCAGGCATTTCAGACCGTAATGGCCGATGTGTTTCTTAATGAGTCGATCACAATTGATCAAGCCAAGGCTCTTAATTTGGCTTGGAATGAGCTTCAAACCCAAGGCCAAGCAACCTTGGATAGGAATGATAAGGACTACGCTGACAAGCAGGATGCCGAGCTTCGCGAGGAATGGCGTGACGATTATGAGCGCAACATGGTAGCTGTTTCCCGTGCTGCCAAGCAGTTCCTTGGTAGTGACTTTGAGGAAGCCAAGCAGATCGAAACCAAGGGTGGTAAATTTCTCCTTGACCACGCGGTTATCATGAGGATGTTTGCCAAAGTTGGCCGTGAGATGAGAGAAGGAAGTTTGGGGCCACCTATGGATACGAGCGAACGCGAAACCATTCAAGATCAGATTGACGCCTTGCGGAAGCAAAGGTACGCTGCGCATGATCGGCAAGATAGCGATACTGCGGCGCGCCTTGATACCCAAGAGCGCAATCTTCTCACGAAATTACACGGCACTGCGCCCGCGAGTGGGCCAACGACCGCGTAATATTGTCTTGGGGTAGCTCACCCTCGATTGAGGCCCTATTCCAGACAACCACTGCAATCCAGACGCCCCAGTTTATAGACCTAGTGGCCCCTTCCAAGGCTCGGCCTAAGAGGGCTCACCCACCTAGTTCTTAGCTGGCTCACCAGATGGACTGCCTGACATCAACCCAAGATGTAGGGTAGACCAATGAGTACTTCTGTAAGTACTGCCTTCGTCACGGCATACACTGCTGACGTGAAGCATGTGTTCCAACGTGAAGGTAGCCTTCTCCGGCCCGGCGTTCAGATGAAGAACGGCGTGGTTGGTTCAAGTGCTGTGTTCCAGAAAATCGGCTCTGGGACAGCGACGACCAAGGCTCGTCACGGCACCATCACGCCGATGAACCAGACCCATACGGCCCCTTCGGCCACCCTCGCAGATTTCTACGCCGGGGATTGGTCGGATATGCTCGATGAAAGCAAGATCACTATCAACGAGCGAATGGCCTTAGCAAGGGGCGGCGCCTATGCCCTTGGTCGCAAGGTTGATGACCAGATCATCACTGCCTTGAATGGTACGTCGCAAACGCAGATTGCCGTCACGGTGACGAGCTATGCGACCATCCAATCGACGATGCTCGAATGGGTCGAAGCCCTCGACGCCAATGACGTGCCTAACGATGGGTTGCGTTATGGCCTCATCACTCCGCGACTCTGGTCGCAGATGATGACGGTGGAGGAGTTCCAGCGTGCCGATTTCATCGGTGCGAACGGGCTCCCCCTGATCGAGGGCGCGCCGATCATGCAGCGGTGGAAGCTGTGGAACGGCGTCATGTGGAAAGTCCACAACGCCTTGCCAAACGCGGCTGCTGCTTCGGCCACGGGCTATATATGGCATCGAGACGCCGTTGGCTACGCGACCGGAGCACATGCCAATAATTCGGCTGCTAACGACATGGTGGCAGCGGATATTACCTGGCATGGTGACCGTGCATCGTGGTTTGTTAACCACATGATGAGCGGTGGGGCTGTGTTGATTGATGACACGGGTGTCATCGAAGCGCTGTGGGACGATTCCGCAGCCATCGTGACCAGCTAGGAGGGCTGAATCATGGCATACACTGCTGGAACTCTTCACCTCCGTGCCGGTGCGCCCGGTGATCTCACCTATACCCACGACGCGGGCTCCGATGCGATGACTACGGTGCTCACGGCCGGGTATTTCAACAACAGCGACGACGACCTCAACTTGACGGCCGACGACTTGATCTGGTCGCAGTGTACCGATGGCAGCTTCTGGCATCGGGTCTCCGCGATCTCTTCGGGTTCGGTGACGACCCAGTTCGCTGGGGGCAACTTGCCGGTTGGCTCGCCGGGCACTTCCTCGGCGTCTGCCGTCAAGACGCTTACCGTCAGTCACAATGAGGTTGGCACCTCCATCACCAAGGCGACGCGCTTCGTGTTGCCCACGGTGTATGCGGGTGCCCAAGTCATCGTTCGCCGCGACGACTCCGGATCGGCCATCATCCAGTTTGATGCTGGCGGGTCGGGGGCGACGGGGGTTACCTACGATTCGGTTGGCAACCGCGTGATCAAGTTGCAGACCGAGGGCGAGGGCTTCCACGTCGTTGGCGTTTCGGCGACTCGCTGGAAGATTTACGCTCTCAACACCAACGCTTCGCTAGTTGCGCCAGGTGGTGGCAGCGTGGTCCTCGGCGGCACGTAGGATTGTCTTGGGGCGGGGCCTTTGGGCCTCGCCCCACCTTTTTGGAGATTGAATGGCGAAGAAGAAGAACCGCAAGATCGCTTTGGTTGGTACTGCCAGCTCCGGCGTGCAAGCACCTTATGGCGACAAGTCTTGGGAAATCTGGGGCGTGTCAGCCCGTGCGGATTGTGTCACCCGGGCGACTCGTTGGTTCGAGTTGCACAGATTGGATGGCGAGCCCAGGGATTGGGCTAATGCTTGGCGCGCGACCATGAAGACCTTCACCTCGGATGTGGAGCTTTTCATGTTCTACCCAGAGCTAGATTTGGGACCAAAGATTAGTCAGTACCCAACGCAACGAATTACCGACCGCTTTGGCACTTATTTCATGACCTCGACCTTCTCTTGGATGATCGCCTTGGCTATTGACGAGTTGCGGCCCTTGAATGGAACCCCAGTTGAGGGGGAGTTGGGTTTCTGGGGTGTTGACATGGAATACGGTACTGAATACCGGGAGCAGCGGGCTGGGTTCCGCCACTTTATCGAGGTGGCAAAGGTCTTGGGCATTCCCGTGTCCCGCCTAGCTTCTAGTGGGTTGGTCTATGAACCAGTGCCCTATCCCCTGTGGCAAGATGACCCACTTTTGAACAAGCTAGAGAAGCGAAAGGCAGAGAACGATTCGAGATTGAAGACTTACGACGAGACGATCCGCCACACCCGCGCGATGATTGCCGAGAACGCGGCGGTTATTAAGGAGATCGACGCTGCAAGAGAGTCTGGCTACGACGCAGAGGCCAGGAAGACGAAGTTGGCCCGGGAGCGAGACGCGCTGGTGGAAACCTCGTCGTTGATTAGCAAGGACATCGTCTACCTTGAAGGAGCCACCGCCGAGCTTTCGTGGGCGCGTGACTATTTGACACCTTGATCGTATTACGCACGCCCATGGACGTGTCCAGAGAGGACGCTTGCCACGCCTACATGGGCTGGTACTTGGCGGAACAGGGTAGTTTCGATGATGCCAGGGCAAGGTATGCTCAGAGTCCGCTAGGTGCTGATCTTTCCATGTTGCGGCACA